GAACTCAATGTTCGTAAGTTACATTCTTACAAGTTGACTGATGATCTGTTCAAGCGTATTACTGTTGTGCCTGATGCAAAGAATCATGGCATGGTGTTCTTGCTCGACTGGTCTGGTTCAATGTCGGGTGTTATGGATGATACCATGAAGCAGGTTATTAACCTTGCCATGTTCTGCCAACGTGCACAGATCCCTTATCAGGTGTTTGCATTCACGAATGGTTATGCCGATGAAGAATATCCATCTCATATTGATGGTGATACCTATACAGGATTCGTTTGTGGCTCATTCAATCTGCTTGAGTTGTTTAGCAACCGAATGACTAATACTGAATTTAATACGATGGTTGACTTGATGTTTAAGAAACCATGGAACACTGCAAACAAGTATTCATTGAATAGTACTCCGCTAAACGAAGCACTGTTGTACATGGCTGATTACCTCGGTAAGTTTATCAAGAACAACAATGTTGAGAAAGCATCGTTCATTACCTTAACCGATGGCGAAGGACATGGTATTCATAGCAATAGTGGTATCAGCGACTCGATATATCAAAATGGTCAGTACACAAAGGTTGTAACATACCTGCGTGATCCAGTGACTCGTCGTGAGTATGCAATCAATCGTGATGGCACTCAACAGACTAAAGTGTTTCTGACGATTTTGAAACATCGTTACAATATATCGACAATTGGCTTTCATGTGATTCGCAACAGCCGACGTGATATGGAAACCTTTGTTCGTTATAACATTCCTACTGTTAAGAATGGTTTAGAACAGCTTAACTTGGTGGAAGGTTTCAAGAAGCAATTCCGTGAAAAAGACTTTGCGCTTGTTTTTGGTACTGGTCGTGATGAGTTGTATCTGTTGCCAGCTACCAAACTGATTACCGATGAGGGTGAGTTAAAGGTTGACACCAAGATGAATTCCAAGCAAATTGCTCGCCAATTCACCAAATTCTTGGATGTAAAGAAGACCAGCCGACTGCTCTTGAGCCGATTCGTGTCTCTGATTGCGTAAGTTGTTGATTTTACAGGGAAAAATACTTGGAAAAAACACTTGACTTTAATTGGAAGTTGGGGTATAATAGTTATTGGAATGGTTGATTATTGATGTGTGTTAGTGTATACTTTTATTATGAATGGAGTGAATGATGTCGAAAGATCTAGCCTTTGTGGATACCTTTGAAGGTAAGTTGTTTGAAATGTTTCCCGATGCCAAAGCATCGAGCACAGTTTCTCGTCAACAAATTGTTACGGTAATGAAGAAACTGAAAACAGACAAGTACCCTTTGTGGTTGATGAAAACTAAAGTTGGTCGTGGTTTGTATGCAATTCCTGGAGGTTCAATTACCATGCCAGTGGTTGGCAATACTGCACTGCAACCTCAACAAGAAAGTGTTGACGTGGATTATACCAATGTTGATTCGTTAGTGCCGAGATTGGATGGCAACTACGTACCCTTCGGTAATTACAAAGACTTGGAACAGATCATTGTTACCAAGCAATTTTATCCCACTTACATTAGTGGTCCGACTGGGAATGGCAAGTCAACTTCCATTGAACAGATCTGCGCAAAGCATCGTCGTCCGTTGATCCGTATTAATCTGAATAGTCAGACTGACGAAGATCAACTGGTGGGTACAAAAACCCTTATCGATGGCAACGTAGAAATTGTCGAAGGACCAGTGATTATCGCCATGCGTCTCGGTATCCCACTGTTGCTTGACGAGATTGATGCTGGCTCTGCCAATGCTTTGCTTTGCTTGCAACCGATTCTTGAGGGTAAACCTTTCTATTACAAACTCAAGAATGAAATGATTTACCCTGCGTTGGGTTTCAATATGTTTGCAACTGCGAACACAAAGGGCAAGGGTAGCGATGATGGTCGTTACATCGGTACCAATGTGCTCAACGAAGCATTCTTGGAACGATTCGCTGTAACCTTTAATCAGGAATACCCTGATGCAAAGGTAGAAATGAAAATCGTCATGAACCTTATGAAGTCATATGGTTGTGTTGATGAGAAATTCGCTGATACTATGGTCAAGTGGGCTGACGCAATTCGTCGTACGTTTGACTCTGGTGGTGTGGATGAGACAATCACTACTCGTCGTCTTGTTCACATTGTTCGTGCCTTCTCGATCTTCAAGAATCAGAAGAAAGCAATTGAATTGTGTACCAACCGATTCGATGATGCTACTCGTCTGGCTTTTGTTGACCTGTTCGATAAGGTTTCGAGTGGTGAGATGGTTGTTGAAGAAACACCAGCTGTTCAAGTTGTCGATAACGACATTCCCTTTTAATTGTTAGGAGATTATATTATGTTGAAGTATTCAGATCTGACCAAAGGTCAAAAGAAAACGATTGATGCTTACGTGGCACATCGCCCAGAACTAGCCAACGCAGAGACACTGGCTTCCAAAGATATCAATATCATTTGGAATGAATTGTTTGCTCTGCGTGCTAAGGGTGGAGCTAAAGTTGGATTCCCCAACTGGCTTACTCGTTTCAACCACATCGATCGTGGCACTGTTGCATTTCCTGGACCTGGATCCAAGGGTTTGAGCAAAGCCGAAGTCGCTACTTTGGAGAAGTCGAAGTTGCAAAAGATACTTGACTCTTCAGAGCAAGATGTGGTAGAATCAATCAGTGACGATGAGTTCATGGCTGAATTAAAAGCCAATGGCATCGAAGTCTGATCGGTAGAATTCCTTCTGCCACGCAGGGTAGTAAACGCCATCGCTACCCTGTGTCTTTTATGATGGCATATTATGGAGTTAATTTATGAGTCGTCAAGACAAACTTTTGAAGTACCTCGAGAGTGGTGCAGCTGTTACACCTCGCCAGATTTCTGGTTCTTTCGGTTTGAAGAATCCGCATGAGGCAATCCGCCAACTGCGTATCAAAGGCAACTGTATCTACACTAACAGCGCAACGCTGAGTGATGGTAGCAAGACCACCAAGTACCGCATCGGCAAACCAAGTCGTCGTATGGTAGCTATTGCAACTATGGTTGCTGGTTCTTCTGTGTTTACTCGTACTGCCTAATCGGTAGTGAGTTTGGGACTGGTTGTAATGACCAGTCCCTTTTTTATTATGGATGATTATGGCTACTAAAGACGAAGTTAAAAAGTCCCAGAGTGCTACCACTGGTGGGCGAAAATTCGATGGTGACAAACTTGAATATGGTTTGTTGCCTCCACTTGCATTGAAAGCCACAGTAGAGATTCTGACTTTTGGTGCACAGAAATACGAACGTGACAACTGGCAACGTGTGCCAGATTCCAAACGTAGATACTTTGATGCAATGCAGAGACATCTGTGGGCATGGAAAGAGGGAGAGCAAAACGATCCCGAGACTGGTAAGAATCATTTGGCACATGCAATGTGTTGCTTAATGTTCTTGTATGAGCATGACGTGAAATACTCTTTGGAGAAATGATGATGTTTGGTATCGATAAAATCACACATTCAAATTTGAAAGTCGAACTGGAAAATTTGAAGAAAGAAAACGATAAGCTGGCTTACGCCAACAAGGTATATCGTGAACAACTAGAAGGAGAAATGGCTAAAGCTACTTTCTCTATTGATTGGAAAACGATGAATGCGTTTTCTATTGAACGTGGTTGGGCTAATGGAACGCTAAAAACAACCATTGGTCATATCCTTCAAGAACCAATCACTGTAACCGAAGGTGAAGTTACAACCAAAGATGTAGTTCGTGAATGGGTTTTTTACTGCTCTTCTGCTGAGCATGAACGACTTGTTGCTGAGTTCAATGAACACAGAAATAAGAAAAAATAAATTTGCTTCCAAAGCGAAATTCAAGTATAATGTTTATACATATTATGATAAACCCTTTTAGGAGAAACGATGAAATTATCTAAAGAAACGCTAGGACTGTTGAAAAACTTTTCAGGCATTAACAGCAATCTAGTTCTACGTGACACTGGTAAGCTGACCACAATCTCTGCTCAAAAGAACATCATGGCATCAGCCAATGTTTCTGAAGCATTCCCTGCTGAGTTCGGCATCTATGACCTGAACGAATTCCTTGGTGCCATGTCACTGTTCACTGATCCTGACTTGGTGTTCTCTGAGAAGTTTGTCACAGTTAAAGAAGGTGGCAACAGCATTAAGTATTACGCAGCAGACAAATCTGTGCTTGCGTATCCGCAGAAAGAAATCTCTTTTCCAACCAGTGATGTTGACTTTACTTTGACCAGTGCTACACTGGCAATGATTAGTCGCACTGCTTCTGTGTTGCGTGCACCAGATCTTTCTATCATTGGTGCTAATGGTAAGATTACTTTGACTGTTGGTGATCGTAAGAATGCCACTGCCAATACCTACGACATTGAAGTTGGATCAACCGATACATCCTTTGATGTTGCCATGAAGGTAGAAAACTTAAAGATGATTCCTGCTGATTATGCAGTGTCTATCTCCAGCAAGAAGATCTCTCGTTTTAAGAATGGTGACACAGTTTACTATGTTGCCATTGAAGCTGACTCTTCATTCGAGTAATCCATGAGTGATCGTAGAAAATTCCTACGTAATGGTGGACTACTTGGTGCTTTTGCTTTGGGTGCTACCACACCTGTATTGGCAGAGAAGATTCGTGAGATCCAAGTACCTGTCCCTGTTGCTGGCGTTGATCCAAACATCATCAAGCAGATTGAAGAAATCTGTCCAGCAAATGTAACCTTTACATCTACCTACGGAGAGATTGCGCCACCACCTCCACCGCCATCCAATGGTATGAGTTTCTATACTGTTGGCAGTAATATCGGTTACAATGGTTATAACGAAGTAATGCGTATTGACTCAAGTGGCAATCTGGGTATTGGTGGTAGCAGTAAACGATTTGTTCCTGGAACTGAGAAGCAGGTAAGTGTTAAGATGGTTCCTGGACCAGATGGTGAGTTATATATTAATGTGAATGGGCAGTGGAAGCGAGTGTTGACTGCTTAACTTTTTTGAGGTATAATATATTATGCATTTGCGAAAAGAAAACTTAGCAATAGTTACACGTGAGATAGCGGAAGACCGATGGGTTACCAATTTGGATGGCACAAAGTCGAGAGCAGTATCATGGTGTAAATGTTGTCGTGAGAATAAACCTCTTGGTGCTTTTTATCTAAAGTCGAAGCCAGATAGAAAACATTCAAATGATGTTCGGACATATTGCTGTATCTGTTTTGATAAACAGGTTAAGAAATCGAGAGACATACGGGAACATAAACAAGTAGACAATTCTTTGAATACATTATTTGCCTTTTTTGAATAGGATTATATTATGAGTGACCAATATTTGTGGGTCGAGAAGTATCGTCCAGCCACAATTGATGAGTGTATTCTTCCTGAGAAGCTGAAACAGACTTTCAAAGAATACATCGCAACAGGTGAGTTGCCTACCTTCTTGTTCTCAGGAACAGCTGGTGTAGGTAAGACCACAGTGGCTCGTGCGTTGTGTAATGAAGTTGGTGCCGATGTTTTGTTTATTAACGGATCTGACGAAGGTCGTTCCATTGACACATTGCGTACCACTATCAAGGGATTTGCGTCAACTGTTTCGCTGACTGATGCCAAGAAAGTAGTTATCCTCGATGAGGCAGACTATATGAATGCGCAGTCAGTGCAACCAGCACTGCGTGGGTTCATCGAAGAGTTTTCAAACAACTGTCGTTTCATCTTTACCTGTAACTTCAAGAACAAGATCATTGAGCCATTGCATAGCCGATGCGCAGTGATTGACTTTAAGATTGACAACGCAGAGAAGCCAGCCATTGCTGCAGGTTTCTTCAAACGTGTTACGCAGATTCTTAAGACCGAAGGTATTGACTATGATACCAAGGTTGTGGTAGAATTGGTTAACAAACACTTCCCTGACTATCGTCGTATCTTAAATGAGTTGCAACGATACTCTGTCTCTGGTAAGATTGATGCTGGGTTGTTGGTCAATATGTCTGATGAGTCTTACAAAACTCTGGTAATGAATCTGAAGGAAAAAGACTTCAAGAAGACTCGCCAGTGGATTGCGCAGAACTCTGACATTGAAACCAGTTCTCTCTTTGATCATCTGTATGAGAAAGCCAGTGAGTATTTGGAACCAGTTAGTATCCCTACGATGGTTTTAATTCTTGCCGACTATCAATATAAAGATGCATTCGTGGCCAATCATGAGCTAAATACTATGGCTGCGATGACCGAGATCATGTTGCAATGTAAGTTTAAGTGAGGGCATTATGGACCTACTTTTTGCCTTTGCAATAGTATTGGTTTTTGGATTTGCGGTTGGTTGGTGGTATCGCGAATTTGTCGCAGGACTAAAGATCAAACACTTACTAGAATCAGTTGAGGAACATACACATAATGTTGTTCGTATTAGAATCGAACGTATGAATGGTATGATCTACATTTACAATATGGAAACGAATGAATTTATGGCACAGGGCGAAACACGTAATGTGGTCGAGCGAAACCTCAAGAAAAGATTTCCAGATACAGTATTTGCTGCAACTGATGAAAATCTAAGAGAGGTATTTGCAAATGACTCCATTTGATTTCCTCAATGCTATAAATGAATCCAAGAAAGATCTGATCAAGGAGGATCCTACTAACGAGAAAGAGTATTCTGCATGGATGGTCAATAGAGGACTTTCGTTCTTTTCTGACACTGTTATGTATGCCAATGAGATGAATCAAAGGCATCAGATTTCCAATAAATGGCAATTTCAGTTTTTGCTAAATAGTATACCGAAGAAGAAGCGATTTTCCAAATGGTTTAAACGTGAGGAAGAAAAGCATCTTAAATTGGTCATGGATTGCTACGGCTATTCCAGTGAAAAAGCGAAACAGGTTCTGACGATACTAACGCCAGAACAATTGAAAACCATTGAAGAAAAACAATATACAGGTGGTAGAAAATGACAGTCGAAATGATCTATTATGATTGGAAGCCCGACTCCATGCTCGAAGTGACCTTGCCAGAACCAGACAACTTTTTGAAGGTTCGTGAGACTCTTACTCGCATCGGGATTGCATCCAGAAAAGACAAAAAATTATATCAATCTTGCCATATATTACATAAGCAGGGTAGGTATTACATCGTTCACTTCAAAGAACTCTTTGCATTGGACGGAAAAGAATCGAACATCACAGCCAACGATGTAGAACGTAGAAATACGATCGCTGGCTTGTTGCAAGATTGGGGACTACTGAAGGTGCTTGATGCATCTAAAGGAGACCCAAAAGCATCACTCTCTCAGATCAAAGTGGTTAGCCACAAAGAGAAAGAAGAGTGGGAATTGGTGCCTAAATATAATATTGGCAAAAAGAAGTAAACTAAATCATCTTACATTTTGGAGATATCATGGCTGAACAAGCACAACAAACTATCAAACTCGAACTGACCATTGACGAAGTCAACGCTATCTTGGCATCGTTGGGTAAGCACCCCTTTGAAGCTATTTTCCAGTTGGTTAATAAGATTCAACAGCAGGGTTCTGCACAGGTTCAAGCAGCAGAAGCTGCACCAGCCCCAGCAGCAGTTTAACTAAATAGTTCTTGTCCCATCGGGATGGGAACGTAAAGGCTCTTCTACCTTAGGAGCGTCTAAAGCTGACAGTACGACAAGCTGTCCCTGTAGCCAGTAAGCAGGATTTTACGATATGCCTTCGGGGTATCATTTTAACTACTCGCTTAATAGGAGAAAACTATGTTGAACAATATCAACACATCCATCGACACCTTCCAAAGTGTCAAAACTAAATTCGTTGAGACGTACGTCAAAAACGAAGAACTCAAAAAACCTCTCAATGCCTTTATTGCTGCACAAACTTCCTTTGCGAAGAATGTAGCTAAATCGTATAATGACTTCTTCACTGCCTTAGGTGTGTCCGCATACACCTTTGATGCGAAGAAAGCATTCACGAAACAATAAGGAGATTGACATGGGAAACAACTTCATCCCCACATTCTGGGGAACTAAAGACATGGACAAATTTCTTATCGGTTTCGATGAGCAGTTTAATCGTCTGCAGAAATTCCATGACGACATGTCCAAGAACATCCCTAACTATCCACCATACAATATCGTCAAGAAAGACGAGAACCACTACACCATTGAGTTGGCTGTTGCGGGTTTTGGTCAGTCCGACATTGATATTGAAATGGAAGATGGTAAGTTAGTTGTTCGTGGCAATATCAAAGCTGAAGAAGCTGAAGATAATTTCTTATTCAGAGGCATTGCGAATCGTGCGTTCTCTCGTGCGTTTGTTTTGAACGATGAAGTAGAAGTTAAAGACGCAGAACTATTCAATGGCATGCTTAAGATTTTCTTGGAGCGTTTGATTCCAGAACAAAAGAAGTCAAAGAAAATTGCAGTCAAAGCTGGCAAAGGCAAACAATTGCTACAGGAGAATGCTTATGACCAAGCTGCTGAAAAGCTGTAAGGAAATCATCTCTGGAATTGTTGAGGGTATCCAATCCTTCAAACTCTATAAAAGAGGTAAGGTGAAGTGAATTAAGGAAGTCTTCGGACTTCCTTTTGCTCATAAATAGTAGTATGGGCAACAAAGCAAGATACTTTCCGAACATGACTACCTTCACTACTGTGCGTAGAGGAGAGTGGCGTTTCAAGGTATCGGTTTACAGTAACAAATTTGTATTGATTGTTGCACAACACATTTATAACGGAGATACGTTTATAAGATACTTCGATCAGTTTATGACTGCATCGGACTTTATAGATAATCTCGTTGAACAGGATAAAACATGACAGTGAAAATTTTTAAAATGATCAATGGTGAAGTGATCATGGCAGATATCGTTCGTGAAGAAATTGGACAGGGCTACTACATAGTCAATGAACCAGCTTCCGTAATGTTGCAAGAACGTGATGGTGGTGTCGGAGTTGGAATTGCTCCATACATGCCATACGCTGAAGGTAAGGTTAACATTCGCCTCAATGCGATTGCTGCTGAGGCAGATGCCGACCAGAAACTTGTCAATGAATACAACAGACTCTTTGGATCTGGTATTGTTATTGCAAACGTGATTCCAAAATAATCCCTTTACTTTTATCGACCCTTCAGGTATAATAGACTTATATCTGGAGGATTTTTCATTATGTTCATGTTCGACATCGAGACTCTTGGAACAGAGTCCAACAGCGTAATCCTGTCTGCTGCCCTCACTCATTTCGAGATCGGCAGTGATTATACCTACGAACAGCTACTCGACAATTCTCTATTCGTCAAAGTAGATGTTCAATATCAACTCAAAGAAATGAATCGTGTTGCGCAGAAGGACACCATTGACTGGTGGTCAAAGCAACATGAGTATGTGCGTGGTGTAAGTCTTAAACCTTCCGACTTGGATATGTCTCCTTTGGAAGCGATTCGTGCACTGCGTGACTATGCTGCACAGTTCCCAGAAAAAGATCAGACTGTCTGGGCACGTGGTTCTCTTGACCAGATGTGTATTGATTCTTTGACAAGGCAACTTGACCAAGAGCTAATTTTCCCGTATAATAACTGGAGAGACATGCGCACTGCCATCGACCTGCTGAAAGACACAGGCAAGAATGGTTACTGCGACATCGTTCACCCTACCTTTAAATCACACAACGTCATTAAGCATCATCCAGTACATGACTGTGCTCTTGATATTATGATGTTGGTCTATGGAAAATAATGTATACAAACGTCTATCAGTATGGCAGTAAGATGCTGGTTCGTGGTTATGATACCAACGGCAACCAGTACAAACGCAAAGAAGATTTCAAACCTACAATCTTCGTTCCCTCAAAGACACCAACCGATTACAAAACACTTCAGGGTAACTACGTAGCATCATTGCATCCTGGGACGATGCGTGATACCAAAGACTACATTGATCGCTACAAAGACGTAGAAGGCTTTGAGGTTTACGGCAACAACAATTACGTTGCTCAGTATATCTCCGATAACTTCAAAGGTGAACTCAAGTTTGATATCGAGAAGATCCGTATCTGGACTATCGATATCGAAACCAGCACTGAGTCTGGCTTCCCAAATATGAAGACTGCCAACGAAGAGATCCTACTCATTACGTTGCAAGACAATGCGACAAAGAGAGTAATTACCTTCGGTAGCAAACCATATATCAACACTGACAAGAATGTTCAGTATCGTTATTGCACGAATGAACTTGACCTGCTCCGAGAGTTTATCAACTACTGGTCACTGAACACACCAGACGTTGTCACTGGCTGGAACTGTAATCTGTTTGACATTCCTTACCTTATCCGTCGCATCGATGTAACACTTGGTGATACATACAGCAAACGTCTATCCCCATGGGAAAGCATTCGTGAACGAACTATCAACATTCGTGGTAATGAAGAAACTGCTTACGACATTCATGGTGTTGCTGTTCTTGATTATCTCGACCTGTACAAGAAGTATACATACTCTGCACAAGAATCATATCGCTTGGATCACATTGCATTCGTTGAACTGGGTGAACGTAAGAGAGAGAATCCAGGCAACTCATTCAAAGAATTTTATACTGACTACTGGAAAGAGTTTGTTGAGTATAACATTCATGACGTAGCATTGGTTGACAGACTCGAAGACAAGATGAAGTTGATCGAGTTGCAAATCACCATGGCTTACAACGCCAAGATTAACTATGAAGATGTATTCTCGCAGGTACGCATGTGGGATGCTATCATCTACAATCACCTGCGTGACAAAGGCATCGTTATCCCTCAGAACAATTCCAGTCGTAAAGACTCTCAGTTCGAAGGTGCGTATGTTAAAGATCCCATCGTTGGTATGCACAAGTGGGTTGCTTCCTTTGACTTGAACTCTTTGTATCCTCACCTGATTATGCAATACAATATCTCTCCTGAGACTTTGCTTGCTGGTAAGATGAATGTAACTGTTGATCAGTTGCTTAACAAAGAGATCAATACCACGATGTTGGCTGAGCAGAACATTACCCTGACTGCCAATGGTGTATCGTATACCAAAGACAAGCAAGGGTTCATGCCAGCTTTGATGGAAGAGATGTACAAGAATCGTTCTCGTTTCAAGAAGCAGATGTTAAAGATTCAGCAAGAGTTTGAGCATGACAAAAAGAACAACGACCTACGCAAAGAAATCAGCAGACTAAACAATCTGCAGATGGCCATGAAGATTGCCCTAAACTCTGCTTATGGTGCGATGGGTAACCAGTACTTCCGCTACTTTGATATCCGTATGGCTGAAGGTATTACAACTTCTGGTCAGTTGTCTATTCGTTGGATGGCAAACAAGTTGAATGCGTTTATGAACAAGACGCTAAAGACCAACGGCAAAGATTACGTGATTGCAATTGACACCGACTCAATCTATCTAACACTGGAAGATCTCGTTGAGACTACCTGTGTTGGCAAAGACACGAATCAAAAGATTGCCTTCATGGATAAGATCTGTGAGGATGTATTCCAACCATTCATCGACAAAGGCTATGCCGAACTCGCTGAGTATATGAATGCATACGATCAAAAGATGCAGATGAAGCGTGAGGTGCTTGCTGACAAAGGTTTGTGGACTGCCAAGAAGCGTTACATCCTTAACGTGCATAACTCTGAGGGTGTTCAGTATGCAACTCCCAAGCTGAAGGTCATGGGTCTTGAGATGGTTAAGTCATCAACACCGCAGATCATCCGCAACAAGTTGAAAGAATCAATCAGCGTTATTCTTGATGGTGACCAATCAGCATTGCATAAATTCATTATTAACTTCCGCAAAGAGTTTAACCAGTTGCCTGTTGAACAGATCTCGTTCCCTCGTTCAGTGAACAATCTTCAGCAGTATACTTCTTCGTCAAACATCTACGGCAGTGGCACACCGATGCATGTGCGTGGTGCTTTACTTTACAATCACTATCTCAAGAAGGGTAAGTTGGAAGGTAAGTATCCTCTCATTCGCGAGGGCGAGAAGATTAAGTTTGTGTATCTCAAGACACCGAATACAATTCAAGAGAACATCATATCGTTCACCAATGAGTTGCCCAAGGAACTTGGTTTACATAAGTATGTTAACTACGATATTCAATTCGAGAAGGTGTTTCTCGATGCGTTGCAAATTGTTATCCAACCACTGGGTTGGAGTGTCGAAGAGAAATCATCACTGGAGGACTTCTTTGGTTAAGAACATTAGATTGATTAAGAGCAATGTTGATGTCAGTAAGATCCTTGCTGAGATTAACAAGTATCCCGAAGATTGGGATGCGCAAAAGAATATGAACAACACAGGACACAATGAAGAATTGCCTGTGTCTGTTCTGCAACTTGTCATGGGTGCTGTTGAGCAGGAAGGACAGCACCCAAAGGATAGTGAGATCTCAGTTAAGACAGAGATCTATAAAAAGTATACGGAGACTCGTCGCTGGCTCCGCAAGAATGGTTGTGCAGAGTTTGACCGACTTGCCTTCCTTAAACTTGGTCTTGGACATAGTGTTGGAACTCACATTGATGAAGGGACTTACTATCTCACACGAGATCGTTATCACCTCTCAATACAGGGCGAATACATATACACAGTGAATGGTCAAAGTGTCATTATCAAGCCAGGAACTTTCTTCTGGTTCAATAACAAGACACCGCATGGAACGAAGAATGTTGGAGACGTTCCAAGGATTACGATGGTATTTGACTTACCACACTCTCCAAACAATCCGTAGTTGACATTGGAATTTTTAT